ACTTGCAAAATTGAATACCAAAAAAGTGAAAGCGCTTGCATCAATACCTCTGCAAACTACAATATGAGTGACAACATGTCTACACAGACAATTCAAAGCGTCATATCCGATAAGATTGCGGGGCTTACCCAGAAGGAGTTCAAGATTAACATTGCAGATCTCTGGAGTCAATCGCCCGCATGGGGCTCTGCCTATACGGAGGCAGCAAAGAACCCCTTTGATCCTCAGTACCTCGCCGCTCTAGAGATCTTTGGATGGTTCTTCTCTGATCCTCAAAAGGCATGGGTTCATCTTGCCGCCGAGATGCAAGCTGGTAAGACTGGTGTGGTCACTTGTCTTATTCGCCTGATACTCAATGCCTCTAACTATGCTCAAATTCAGATTAACTCTGATGAAATCTTTGTCTTCACTGGTATGAGTGATATCGCATGGGTAAAGCAGACGAAGGAGCGTATGCCTACTCGTGATATTCGCGACAATGTCTACCACAACAACGACCTTGCGAAGATGGTTAGGAAACTCTATGAGAAGAGGGGCCCTAATGGTTTCCTCAAGAACGTTCTTATTGTACTAGACGAATCACACTTTGCTTCTAAGACTAGCAATCGCCCGTCACGCCAGATCTTTGAGACTCTTAAGGCTCTCTGCCCTGTGGAGTTATGGTCAGAGAACAACATCCGCATCCTCACTATTTCTGCGACGGACCCCGCTGCTGAGATTGCTGCTGTAAAGGTCGTCCGCCTCCGCACGAATGATGATTATCAGAGCGTTGAGAAGTTGAAGTTGGCGGGTCGCCTCCACGCTGCATATTCTCTTAAGGAGGAGCCGCACGTGAAGAAGATTGTCGACTTCATTAAGATGACCTACCGCGATGACGCCAATCTCTATCATGTAATTCGTGTCCAGCAGAACAGCTCGGATGCTCTTACCGAGAAGCTTCTTCGTCTTATGCCAGGCTGCGTTGTACGGACATGGGACTCCAAGACACCTCGCTCATCATCTAGTGGCAGCACTACTTCTTCTGGCGAGTCTGATGACATTAACGACATTCTTGTTGACAAGCCTCTTACCCCCACATTTATCCTTATCAAGAACATGTTTTACGCTGCCAAGACTATTAATGACAAGCACATCGGCGTGCTCTTTGAGCGCATCGCATCATCTTCTAAGGATGATACGATCCTCCAGAGCCTTCTTGGTCGCGCATGCGGCTATAAGAAGAGTACTCGCACCCACATCTTCACTAGCATGCAGACAGTTGAGAATTATATTAACGTATGGCTAAAGTTGCTGAGTGACTACCGACTGAATGAGTCCATTCTGATTCCCAGCGCTGTAGAGCATGGCTTTGACAATCGCCAGCCTATGGCGGGTATTGCGCATCGTCATGTGGCTGGTGGAACTGCCATTGGCATTTTGGCATCTCGTGCCCTGCCAACTTCATCTGCATCTGGTCCTGGTGTGGCACTTCCTGTTGTCCCCCCTCGCGGCAGCGCAAATGAGGATGATTTTGAGTCTGAGTGGAGCCAGTGGTTTACTGGGCCTACCGCAGAGGAACAAGCAATTACATGGTGGAAGAGTAAGGGAGGTCGTGGCCAAAAGCTAAAGAAGAATGAGCATGGGTTCTATCTGTGCTCATTGGACAAGCGACCTAATGTTTTACGCAAGGAGTCTATTGATGCCCTTCGCTCTGGCAAGAAGACTGCTTCTATGCCAAAGGTAAAAAAGATGAAGATAGGGGAGGAGGCATGCCGTCGCTATGGTGCATACGCCGATACAAACAACATCAACTCTGCATGCTTCTGTGTACACTGGATTAAGAGGATTCATTAAAGAATAAAAATAAAAATAAAAAATTGAAGGGCCAAAGCCACCATACTTTTTTAACAAACGACAAACGACAACCGACAACCAAACAAACCAAACAAACAAGCAACAAAGAACAATGGAGGGCACAGAGCACATTATTATTAGTCTTCAGAAGGAGTACGATACGTGGCTTGATGCAAAAGATGAGTTCTTTGATGACGACTTCTCCGAGTGCGATGAGTGGGTTGACGACGACTACAAGTCCGATGCCAGCTCATGCACGATTGATGATCCAGAGGATCAACATCTGCCCGCACTGAATCAACATCAGCAAGCTGTCTTAGCAAGGTGCTTTACTCTTCATATTAACCTCGGCTTAATCAGCAGTTTTGCATGTATATTGAAGAACATGCTCAATATGACCATGCTACAGATTCTTCAGAATAATAACCTAAGCAATAATGCTTAGATTAAACAGATGGAATATAAAAGACCTGGTGGTGATATTTCAACACTACTCGATTTAACAGACAGAGATGTCCAAGATAACGATTTTTTTCCATTAGATACAAATACAACATGGTTTACACGTAATCCGAATAGACGAAATATTCCTTTTGTACCTGTTATTCAAGACTTTCCATTCAGAGGACCTGCCTCGTATGGTCAACGATTTACATTTGATGTTGGTTCTCTTCCATGTGGAGATATCCTTCTTGGAACCGCAATACAAATAAAGCTTTCTCATTGGCTAGATTTAACGACACAAGTATTGATTCAGTCAAAACAATATATATACGACAATCCACAAGATGCTTTTTTTTATGCAAACTCTATCGGCTCATGCTTAATAGAGAAAGCAGAGTTAGAATTGGAGGGTATTACGATTGAAAGTATAGATGGAGATTTCATCCACGTCTTCAGTAGTTTAAATACGGATCTCAATACCCAGTTTGGTGTATCCACCGATTCACTCGGCATTGTATCGATACCAGATTTATTAGACTGGAAGCCTCATAGAAACTACCCAATAGAAGATGGTAATCTCTTTTGTTTACTTCCTTTTTTCTATATGAGAACACGATTACGAGAAAGTCTTCCTATGATTGCATTAAAGGAAGGCTCTGCTAAAATTCATGTAACATTTCGACCCTTTGAAGAAGTCATACGACAACTACGTGGGTATAGAGATAGTTGTACGAGTATACCATTAGGTAAAACGCTAGAATTTAATAATGGTTCTATATTAAAAAAGGTATCACAAATTGTTCCAGACTTCCACCATGTAAAACTTATCACCTATGGCGCATATCTTGATGGAAATGAACGTAATAAGATGTTACGCGATCCATTTGAACATCTTATCCGAGAAGTTCAAACATTTACATTTGATGAGCCACATAAATATATTGTATCAAAAACATCAAGTGACACTATTACTATTCAATTGCCATTAGAAGCAAATCATCCTTTAGAAGAAATAATATGGTTTGTGAGAAGAAAAGAAACACATAATAATAATGAATGGACAAATTATAGTGGTATCTTAGAGCGAGAATATGATCCTATATTTAACCCTTTAGTGCCATTGCTAAAAAGAGCAGTCTTACAAGTCAATGGTATTACACTATGTGATGCACCAGAAGATTACTATAGACAACTAATAAGCAGTCATCATAAGGGAGGAATAATATCTTATAAAAAATATATTTATGGTTATCCGTTTGCTCGTCATCCATCAGAAGAACATCAACCTTCTGGCTCACTTAATGCCAGTCGCGTGCAGAATCTTCGTTTAACTCTAGAAATACAATCACCAACTAGTATGTATGATTCTAGTTGGGAAGTGAAAGTTTTCTGTATAGGTCTTAATTGGTTACGATTTGAGAACGGAATATGTAATAAATTATTTACTGATTAAGACGTACTCTTACAAGCTTATATGTTTGTATAGGAAGACGTGTAAACGGATCCGTCTTATCTTTGATTAATATTTCATGTATTTCATCTACACTATAGATTTGATTCTTATTATTATTAATTACATAATAATATGAATGTTCATTATAATCATCAAACATAATTGGTGTATGCTCTGATCTATCTAACTTCATTTTTGGAGCAAAGAGCATATTTATATATAGCCTGATTCTTTGGCGAATCATTTTGATAACTACGTAGTAGTACATATTTTTTTCAATTTTTTATTTATACAGAGTAGGATGGCGGATACGCGAAAGAAAAAAATTCAAAAGACTGGTAAAAAGAATCAATGTCAGTGTACATCCTCTTGTAAAAATAAAGCAGAATATAATAATGAATTCTGTAAGACTCATATGCACAAATGTGTGCGTACATCGCCTCTTAGTGGTTATGAACCAGATTATGATCCTGCCTTTTGGAATGACAATTATAAAATAAAAGAAACACACAATTGCTTTGCGTATGCGTATAATATTAATGATCCAGAACAAATATCAAAATGTAAAGAAAAAGATTGCAATATACCATTTGCTCAGCCCGGATTAGCATCTGGTTATGAAAAATTTAAGTCTTCTAAACCAAAGACATGCCCGAATATGATTGCGCGTCAAATGGGAGACAATCCAAATATTGAAATGAGTACATTCACACAAAAGTGCCCAGCGGGTTCTTCTAAGATTGCATTAATAGTGGATGAAAATGAAGATTATCATTTTCTAAGACAAGACTCAAATAAATACTGGTCACATAAACCTGGTGCAAGAAAAGTTACAAATCTTGATGCATCAGATAAACTGATATATGACCCTGCGTTAGCGAATTTTAATTACAAAGATAAAAATGGATATTTAGATTATGATATGTTTTGCTCTTATTTATGTGTACCACGTGTTGTTCCTGTGCGTATTAAGACTGGTGGCTCAAGAAAAAGATTTAAATCTAGAAAACAAAAAAGATATTAATTCTTTCTTCGCTGTATATTTCGTTTCGTTACCCATTCAACCCCATATTCTAAATATATGTCATTGAATGGATCCAATATACTGAGTGCTTCAACGCAATCAATACGTTCTTTAGGATTTACATCTAACATTTTTGTTAATATATCAACAATAAGAACACGTTTTAATTTCCACTCAGAACTTTCTATAAATTCATATGAGACTAACATTTTATTCAGATATGTTAATAATATAATACCTATTGCCCAACTATCGAAGCCAGTATAGTACAACTTCCAGAACTTTACAATATCTTGATTATGAAACGCTATACTTGACTTAAAAAACTTTACCAAACTAGCAATTTGTTCTTTGACTGGTATACCTAATAATTTTTCAATTAAATACAATACATTTTTCTTAGGCATTATTAATTTAATAGTATCATCAAAACTATATTTATTAAATTCATCTAAGGATTTTAAGAATGTAATTTCTGGAGGTTCTGTTGGATACTCTAAACCTAATACTGTCCAAGTATTTCTTATAGATTGTAATGATAATTCATGTATGCTAAAACTCTGTCCAAAATCAATAATTCTTGGAATACCAAATTTATCAATCAATATATTTTTAGCACTAATATCAAAATGAACAAATCCATGTAATAACATTAAAGAACCAGCTTCTAGCAAATGCCTCATTAATGTAAAGAATGGTATATGCTCTTTATTCATTAATGAATATTTATATACATCAACACCTCCATATGGCATTGATAATTGTTTAAAATCACTAATATCATGTCCTTTTGCTACATGACACTTACTTAAATCTGGGTCTATTTGAGCGGATTTCACACGTGGGCTACACACATCTTCAGGTAACAAAAAATAATCTTTATATTCTTTGATACCACTTAAGATTTTCTTAGCTTTCATTTCTACATCAAAATCTTGTTCTGCTGTTATTTTTCCGACCATAGATTTGGGTAACTGCTTTTTTTTACATACTAATGGTGGTTGAAAAACACATCCATAGGTGCCTTGTCCTATTAATTTGCCACCTATCATACTGAATCCCTGTAAAAAATGAAGATAAGAAAAACCTACAAAAATGGTATCAAAGTTTGTTATAGATGAAACTGCCCGGGGCAATATGGATAGTATTATTTTTATTAATATTGTTCTTAACACTTGAAGTATTTTATCCAAAAACTATTGAAGAGGGATTCTCTAGCCTTGTAGGGGTTATGGATGTTTCTGGTACAGAAAATAACTTTTTTGCAGAATTTGCACCACGACGAGGAGATGTAGGAATTAATTTAGAAGAAAAAGGCTTTTTACAAGATCCACGATATTTTCATGATTATGTAGATGTTCAACGTTTTGGGTTCAAGCATGATTTTTGTAGACTTGTGATTCCAGAACAGGTCGATACAAACCTATCGGCATCTTCCATACAAAAGGTGGATTCTGATCAAAAGAAATTTGGGGATCATGCAAAAGCCTACTTTGCATGTGCGTTAGCCGGTACTAGTGGATTATCGTCTACATCTTTTAAAACAAAGTCAGTAAGTGACGGATTAGTATTGAGCCGTGATGATTATATGAGAGATATATTTAATGAAAATCGTTATGCCTATTGTAGAATTATAAAAGGTGTAGATGGCTCATATCAACCATTATGCCTACGAGCATTAGATACTGGGTTTAATGATAAAGATGAAGTGGATCCAGAGCCACCACAAAATATTCTAGATCTTTTAGACTTTTATAGTGGCTGTGTTGCTTGGTTACGATTTAGAGATGATATGATTGATTATACTACAAATTTATCAGTTCATAAGAGTGGTGCAATATCTATAGCAGAAGATCCAAATCCAAGTGTAACACGGGGAGTATCATTCAATGGCATTGATCAGTTTATAAGAATAGCAGATTCTCCCGACTTCACATTAGGCAATAAGATACGTATGCGAAGTGTACGAGCTTTTAGTGTATGGGTCTACTTTGATTCATTTACCAATAATGCTCATATCTTTGATTTTGGCGATGGACCTGGTAATAATAATACTGTATTAAGTATTATTGGAAAAGGTGATGAAATAGCAAATGGTAATACTATTCGCTCGACACAACAAACAACATTACCAGACTACCCATCAGGCCCTCATCCCTGTAAAGAAACAACAGCACAGAATCTTATGTTGTTAAAAGCGAATGTGAATGAATACGAGTGTAAGTTGTTTGATACTATTCCAAATAGATTAGATTCATCTGAGCCATTGAGCCAGAAAATTACACCAACACGTGCTACATTGTTATATGAAGTATGGGACACAAAGCAAAGAAAAATGAGAATCAAAGTGAATAGCGTTATACCATTAAAGAAATGGTGCCATATTGCTATTACAGCAAACTCAACAGATTCTTTCCGTCCCGATATTGTTATCTACATTAATGGTACCCAAGTATATGTTCAACCATCTGGTCATCTTCCTCAAGCAAAAACAACAACCAATAATTATATCGGTAAATCAAATTGGTCAAACGCAACAAGCCAATATGAATTAAAAGATGAATTATTCAATGGTAAAATATTTGATTTTAGAATGTATAATACACCAATGTCCGAGACAAAAATTAAAAAAACTCTTTCATGGGGAACAAATTTGTTAGGGATTCAATAGATGGAAACTACTAAAAAATTGAATAAAAATACTAGAAATAATAGTACTAAGAAAATGAATAAGCTTAGCCTAAAAAATGCTACTGAAAAAAGAAGAGCATATGCTTATAAACAATTGTCAGAAAATCCAATCCCATATATGGATTCTCAAACTACAGAATATATATCGATATTACTAAAAAATGCTTCCACAAAGTATTATGAAGGTAAACCCGTTATTAGTGATGATATATTTGATATCATGAAAAACTATTTAACAGATAAAGATCCTAATAATCCTGTACTCAAAGAGATTGGTGCACCTGTAAGTGGTAATAAGGTAAAGTTACCTTATTGGATGGGTTCATTAGATAAAATTCGTGAAGATGAGAAATCATTAATTTCATGGAAAAATAAGCATGTAGGTTCTTCTATAATTAGTGATAAGTTAGATGGAAATTCTGCATTACTCGTATATTCAGCAAAAGGAATTCAAATGTATTCACGAGGAGATGGATATGAAGGACAGAATATTAGTCATCTTGTCCCATTGATTCAAGGAATTCCAAAAGATGCTACAAACATTGCGGTACGAGGTGAATTAATTATCTCTAAAGCAAATTGGCAAAGTAAAGGAAAAGGGGCAAATGCGCGAAATGCTGTTGCTGGTGTTATGCATTCTAAAGTACCTGATCCGAACCTAGCTTCTATTACAGAATTTGTCGCATATGAACAACTAGATCCACGTGTTAAATTATCGGAAGGATTCGATGCTTTAGAAAAAGCTGGATTTCATGTTGTATACAATATAAATAAAAATGTCTCTGAATTAACAATGGATTCTTTATCAACAATTCTTATGGAACGCCGTAAATCATCTCCATATGACGTCGATGGTATTGTTATCTTTCATGATGGTATACATAATCAAGTGGCAGGAAAGAATCCTTCTTATGCTTTTGCTTTCAAGAGTTTATTAACACATGAAGAAGCAGAAGTAATTGTGAAACTTGTAGAATGGAATGCGTCAAAAGATGGATATCTAAAACCATTGCTACATTTTGACCCTGTTGTATTGGCGGGCGCCAGTATTCAGAAAGCAACAGGATTTAATGCTCAATATATTGAATCAAACAATCTAGGTCCTGGCTCACGAATTGTTATTATTCGTTCTGGTGATGTGATTCCTCATGTAGTTCGCATATTAACTCCATCTGCTTTAGGAAAGCCATCACTACCTGATGAAAAGTTAGGATGGAAGTGGAATGATTCACATGTAGATATTGTATTAACAAATAAAGGTGAAGTAGAAGAAGTAAATATTAAAAATATAGAACATTTTACATCTGTACTAGGTATGAAAGGTGTTGGAAAAGGTATTGTGGAAAGGTTGTATAAAAATGGTATTACCAGTATTAAACAACTTCTTAGTATAAGTGAAGAAAAATTGCTAACTATAGAAGGCTTTCAAAAGAAATCTGCACAAAAGCTTGTACATGAAATTAAAGAAGCATTGACAAAAGCAGATTGTTTAACATTTATGGATGCTTCTAACTTGTTTGGTAGGTCTATTGCAAGCAAAAAACTAAAACTCATTGTATCGAAATATCCTTCTATAATGGAAGGAATAAAGCCTTCTGAAGAATCATTATCATCAATAGAAGGTGTTGGGCCAATTACTGCGAAACAATTTCTACAAGGTTTACCAGAGTTCTTTGAGTTTATGAAAGATTTAGGTATACCATGTAAAAAACTGGTTGTGGAGAAACCTCTTCTTATAGATAAATCATTAAGTGATTTAGTAGTTGTCTTTACAGGTATGAGAGATAAAACTTTAGAGGAAGCTATAGAAGCTCGTGGTGGCAAAGTAGCTTCTGCAGTGAATAAGAAAACGAGTGTTGTTGTGGCAAAAGATCCAAGTGATAAATCTGGAAAAGTGAAAAATGCAGAAGAACTCAATATTCGCGTTGTAGATTTTGAGACCTTTAAAAAAGAGTATATCTAATTATTTACGAATTGCACCATTATATGTTGATACTAAGCCTGATTTTTGTTTAAAGAATTTATTTGCTAAGGATGGTCCATATGCTATTAGATTGTGCCTTTTAATTGCATAAGAATATAACCAATCTCCTGGAAGTGCTAAATTATCTTTATTGTAAGAATCAAATGTTTCTAGTACAGCCAATGCTGCTTTTTTTGTTATAACAATCGCATGCGCACCCCAAAATCTTGTTATCTTTAGTATAGATGGATTTCTAGTAGGAACACAATCTACATTTTCACTTGTACTTAAACATAAAATATCAAAACCAGAAATATCAGAACAAAACTTATATAATTCTTCTTTATTTCCAACAAATTCACAATCATCTTCAAATATCGCATACATATTGTATGGAGATGTTTTAAGAATCTCTACATGAGATAATAAACAACCAATCATACCTGGTGTTACCTTTTGACCCGCTAAAATATGTCTATGATTTATATAATCTTGAAAATGTTCTTTACCATCTATCGCATGAAAAATATTTATTTTTTTATTTAGTTTTTCTTCTAGTGTATCTATCAATGGTTTACGTTCTGTTAAAGAAGGCAACCAAATAGAGTAATATTGTTCAATCGCATCCATATATTTATTTTTATATTTAAGTTTAGGTAGGAGGGAGAGGAGCAGCAGTAGGAAGAGGAGGAGGAGCAGCAGTAGGAAGAGGAGGAGGAGCAGCAACAGCAACAAAAGGCTTCACCTTATCAATGCGAGATGCTGTCATATGGCGCCACTCCTCATTGTACTGAGGAACCGCGCACATCATATTCTTACCAAGAACAGCAAGACTATCATTAATGTAGGACCTCAGCTTCTCAAACTCCTCAAGAGTTGCAATAATCGGCACCATGTCTTCAGCATTCAGCAGATACTTGGCACTAAGAATCTTCTTCTGGTAAAGGGGTGTAAGATGGCCAATCAGAGTACGCATTAGGTCACAGCCTGCATTGAGAAACGTCTGCATAATAAGGCCAATCTGTGACTTCTTCTCATTCGAATTCTCCTTATTGAACATCTTCTGAACCCACGTCTCCTCATCAATAGCATTCAGAAGATAATCCACATGAATATCCTTATACATAAGAGCATCTCTGACAGGGGTATACTGCTGAATGCGGACGTGCTCAATGTCACTAAGAGACTGATGAATATTGCTAATTTGAGTATACAGCTTAGGAAAGTTCTGTGGCATCATCAAAGACCTCATAGGCGTAAAGAGTTGAGTCCAGTGAGGTACACCACCACACTGGATCTCTCCAGGGGGGCGAGGAGCCACACCATTATTATTGCGGCGGAGCCACTCATAATAATGAGGATTGTGAATAACACCAGAGATAATCTTGTTTGTAATCCAAGAGAATGCAGTGTCACAGCCATCTGCAGTACACCACATCTGGTCGCAGCCATCAATCTTGGAGATGCGGATGCCACACTTAGGGCAGGGGCGCGTCTCCTTGCGAATAAGAGCAACAGAATCAACATCTTCCTTCTTACAAACATGCGTCTCATCATTCTTTCCATGCTTCGCAATAAGACAATCCTTGCATGCATATGTAGAGCAAAGCTCGCACTTGTATGCCTGAGACAAGAAGCCGCGGCAGCCATCCTTTACGCACTTCATGATAAACTCCTTCTTCTCGCTAGGTACACCAGAGCCGTCGATATCGTAGTAAATATTGTAATGACGAGTAAACTTCCGATCGAGAAGACGATACTCAAGCGTCTTCTTAAGATTATCATTAAGAAGGGCAGGAAGCAGTGCAGCATCTGCCTTGTGCTTTGCAAAGAGATCCTCAATATTTGCATCCTTCTTCATAAACATAGAGACGTAAGAATTCATGCGACCATCAATCTCGTGCTTCTTTGCATCGGCCTCACTAAGAACCTTGCGGGCAGCATCACGAAGAGGAAGAACCTCAGTATACTTCTTCTTTGCAGCAGCGTACTTCTGAAACGTCGGCAGAATAGCCTTCTCACGATTCAATATCATCTGCTTCTTGTGGTCGCGCCAAGGACCAGCACGAAACGTCTTCGTAAGATTGGCATCAATAAACTCGCGATTCCAGCCAGTGCGGCAATTCATGCAATGTGCATCTACCACCTGCGTCAGCAGATAGCGAGATACGCATGGCTTGCACGCATGATGAGAGCAATAGCCGCAAGAAATCTTCGTGCGGATAAAACTCGTATACTTCTCAATACAGATGGGGCATTCAGACATCTTTATAATTGTTTTTGATACTTTATTTTTGTGATGTCAGCTTTCAATTTTTTACAAATTATTTTAGGAGTGCACTGCTAGATAATGGTGTAATAGTCTCAATATTATAAGGAAGTTGCTCACTGAATCTTTTATTTTTTATATCTGGTGGATTAAAATATACAGGTATTGCTTGAGGTTTTGGAAATCCATTAAACTCATTTGCAGTAGCATTTGTATAAGAGCCCATATTCGGAAACCATAGCCAATCACCAATCGCTAACTCTTCCATTGACTCTGAACGTGCTATAATATCTACACTATCACATGTGCGACCCATTAATAAACCTTTCGTTTTATATCTTAGTTTGTCATTTTCTAATGGTATACGCATCCATAATGGTTTTGCTTGATCAAATGGAATACATGAGAATTGTCCATATAGACTATCATCAATAGTATATCTCCATCCGTTTGACCATGGTTTTTTACCAATAACTTTTACAAAGAAATCCTGACATACTGATGAGAAAAACCTCCCTGGCTCTGCTATAAATTTAAAAGAAGAGTCATATGCTTCAGAAATATACTTTGCTTTTTCTATAAAATCTTCTTGATCTGAAAGAAACCCTCCACCAATATCTATTATATTTGCTTTATGACCCTGACCCTTTAGCATATTATTTAATTGCTTTGCTACCTCAATTGATTTATAATATACTTTTCCATCATTTCCACCAGAGCCAACATGAAAACTAATTCCTTTTAATTCTATATTTTTTTGTTTTGCATAATAGCCCAAATTCTGAACATCTTCTGGCTGAAGACCAAATTTTCCAGAAAATGGGATTTTTGAACTTTTATCATCAGTAGTAATACGTACCATCGCCCCTCCATTATATCCGATTTGTACCAATTTATCTAATTCTTCAATACTATCTACAACTGTAATTGGTTCTCCAGCACTATTTTTTGCATACTCCAAATCAACCAATGATTTACAAGGGTTTGCGTAAACAATACTTGTATTGAGAGATATATTGTTTGGTAAATTATTTTTTATCAGTTGTAACTCTTGTAGACTTGCACAATCAAAATTTACACCACGTGGATATAGTGTTTGAATTAATAGTGGTTCTGGATTTGATTTTACTGCATAAAAAGGTTTTACAAATGGCAAATATGTGTTCCATAGAGCATGTTGCCTGCAGACTTTATCAGGATAGAAGGCATAAAATGAATGTTTGACTGAACTATTTTTCGTAAAAATATTCAGTATTTCGCGTAGTTCCTTCAATGTGATTGTATAATAACATTAAAGAAAATATTTTTAGGCCGTTTATCCGGGATAATTTAATTACTATTCTTGCGTTTAGTTCCATGAATCTTACGTGTAGTTCTAACACTCTTAGGTTTATCTGCTGGTATTTCAATAGTTGGTCTAGCAGTATTTTTAGGTGATTCTCTTTTTTTCTTTCTTGAAAAGAAGGAAAAAAATTTCATTCTTCTATTCATAATGTATAATTTCAAATAATAATGTGAATTCTTTATTTTGAGTATCTAATAAGTTGTAAAATTCATCTCGTAATGAAATCTCTAGTAAACTTAAGCGTGATAATGGTGCTGGCGAAAACTCTAGCAATGGATAATCTGTTTCTTTATTCAAATACTTCACACCATCTTTTACAGAATCTAAGTATATTACCGCGTAAGGATCATGTGCTCCTCGTGCAACTTCTATACGATTTAATTCTAACGCAGTATCGACGTTAATATGGAGAAAAACTTTATTTAAGAACCATGCGCTATCAACAGAATTTGGTGCAATAATAGTACCTGTAATATCACTATAATCTTGCGTTACAAATCCTAACATACGGGCCGGTGAATTAATTTTAGATACATAATCATTTGTTAAATTATCTACTATACCTGTAAAATCATCAAAATTATCAACATATAAACCAGTTTGAAATAATAAGGAAAATGCGTATGTACCAGAAGTTCTTTCAATCGTAAGTTTCATACTTGTATTTGAGTATGTTACATCATACACATTTGTTAATCCAGAATTGTTTAATGCACGTTTCAACTCAATAGAAATACTAGTACCATCATAGTTACCAGGATTCAAAATAATAGTGTAGTTACTAGTATTTTCACGAAATGTAAATCTATTCCAACCAGTATTAATATTGTAGATATTGGCAGGAATAGAACCACCTATCAAGCGAATATTCGATATATCTTTTATATCTCTACGAAGCCTCCAGCGAAAGTTGTTTGGATTAGGATAACTTACAACGTTTCGTTCCCGACTATTACATAGAATTGTGATTGTCTTTTCTCTCCGTGCTCTAGATTTTATCATAGGAGGTAGTGTTTGCTGCGGTAAAAGATTGTGTTGTCCAGAAGATTTACCAGCCTTCTGAGAATCAATATACTGCGTTCCAATACTTGGTGTTTCCGTATATGCTCTTGTTGTTGGTTTTGTTATATGATCCATTCTTATTTAATTTATATTTATACTTTAGATAATGAATAGTATTATTTTTAATGAAAAAGAATTAAAGTATTGGAAGAAAAAATCCGATTTAATTAATGATTTAGCTGATAGTAATACCAAATCATTTACATTAACAAAAAAACTATTATTCGGTAATAATACTGAATATTTTACGAATGAAGATTGGGCATTTCTAAGAATTTTATTTAATATCAATGTTGATTGGGCTGAATCACATAGTATAAATGATATTATTGATGATGTTGTTCAAGAAGTAAAAGCAAGCACTGATATATCATATCCAAAAGTAAGAGCAAAAACTATTTTAGATTTTATAATGCATGCCGATGAATCTGTATTAAATGGTAATACTAGAAGACGTATAACAGGAAAAACAACAACAACAGCAACAGCAACAGCAACAGCAGCAAGAGGTAGATCTCCTAGATATAACAATAACTGGTATCAAAATAATGTTTACAACAACAACAACAACAACAACGGAGTATCGAAAAAATATAAAAAACATCCCAAATCAAATGTACGAATTAACAACAACAACAACAACAACAAGAACAAAACACGTAAAACAAAAGGAAAGAGGCGTTATTAATCACACTTCATCTGTTGTTTCCAAGCCTGAAATCCATGACTCTTCCAAACAAAGTACGAGGAACCAAGCTTTTCAATCGCTAAATAATGTAGAGCCTTTTCTCTAAGGTCTAGTGATTCAATATATGCCATCTCTTCATCATTCAATGGATGTGTGGGTGGAGATGTGTAAGTATTCATTTGTATGCTTTTTTGTATACAAATAAATACTCAATTTTATTAGTTATGGCGACAGAACATATATTAAGTGTTTTAAAAAAAAAGGGAAGACCATTTTCATCTTTTAAAAAAGGAGACACTATTCATGTAAATAACAAGATGGTAAAGAATTACACCTATAATCTTACTGAAGAACCTGGTACTGGCTTTGATAGTGGCTTTAATCCATACGCTACCCCCGAAGAAATGTTATCTGCTGGCGTCTTTGAAGGAAAATATTTGAATGATTGTTTGGAGGAATTTCCTATGGAATGGTTTATGAACGCAATTGCCTTAGGAAAACTATCGCCAGGGAAAGCAGACCCATCGATAAACGCATTTGGTGTAAAGAGTCGTCAGCCGTTAAAGGCATGGAAACTTGCTGGTTGGGTTCCTAGCAGCCATACATCAAAGATGCATCCAATATTATCATCACGAAGTACAAATCCGGATGAACGAGGATGGTTCCAATGGTATTGTAGATATTATATGGGGCGACGATTACCTGAATTAGACAAAGTTCAAATAGGGCGTTGGAGGGCATTTACGCGTCATGCGGGTCAAATTAAAGCAAATTGTAAGCCCGGTGATGTATCGTGTCGACCTGTCCAACGACAAGGCTTGCTACAATGGGCGCATAATCCTTTCATCTAATTTTAATTTAATAATTTTATCGATTTACCAATATTATAAACAATCGTTAAGAGAGTACCACCCCATAAACTATCCATAATAGCAAAACTCAAACTATATTTTTTTAATGTAGCATAATTTGTAAAATCATATACAGCATATGTTGCAGTACCAATATAAAATGCCTCTAATGATGATTTAGGGATTTGTATAAGATAACCAAGTGCTAAATAGACGATTAAAGAAGGGATATAACGAAGAGTTAAAGGCGATCCTTGTATATCTTGTATCATTTTTTGTGACATCGTGCTTCCCAACATTAACCATGGCAAATCAACAAGAAATATTATTACTACAATTAGTAAATAATTTAAGAAGTTCATCTATTTAAGTCGTAGAAGTTTTTTCGAACTGCATTTATTTTATTTACATATAAAGAATAAATATTACTTTAGATTAATGAGTGATACAATACAAATAGAAGCATATTCTGCATCTTATAAAAAACAAAAAATATATTGTGTAGGTGATGTTCATAATCAAGATAAAATGATGCACGGATTATACAATCAATATTCTGAAGAAATGTTACGTAGACATAAAAGTGTTGTTATTTTTACAGATGTTTATGCAAAACATCAACCAAAATTTTTGAAAAACACATATATTGACGCAATATTTCGTATTCGTGATAATCAAGATTTACGACTTGCTTATACGTTTATACAACATACAAGTAAACCATTGTTAGTAATATGGTATGGAAACGATATTCCAGCCCAGATTTTTCAAAATGATATTACACTTTTTACTGGAGGATTACATCCAAAGAATGATTATACATCAGTAATTTTTAATACAAAAACATCATATGAAGAAGCAAACTCAATACTAATATCACGAACAAAAGCAACGAATGTTCGTGATATACTAAATGAATTAAAAGGTAGTGATTTATCTCTTGTGTGGTCATCTGCTGAAGACCGCGCTGGCTCATTATATTGGTTTGATTATAACTCTATAAAAGGTACAATGCCATCTATTAATTATGCGCAAGCATCTGATTATTTGCGTAACTTAGCAGATGTGTTAGAAAGCAAAGAATGATTACTTAAATAACTTAAATGTACCCTTCTTCGCCTTGTAACCGGCCTTTAGTAAGTTCTTCAATGCCTTCTTTCCAGCAGCGTGCTTCTTACGCGATACAATGCGGCCTTTTTTGGTCTTCATTAAATCTTTCTTTGTTAAACCACCGGAAGTATGGCGCACTGTTCCGTGCCATACTTGGGCCTTTGAGCCTACAGCAGGGATTTTTGCACCACCTGTCATGCAACTACTCTTGCGACTTCTGCTGCCACGACGACGACGACCGCCATATTGGTTATTCTCGTAGTTGCTATTGTTCTCGTTCTCGTTATTGTTGTTGTAGTTTTCGTTCTCATACTCATTATTTTCGTTATTCATCCTATATTCACTATTTAGATTTTTATTCAAAAATCTCCTTTCGTGGTACAAACCCATTGTCAATTTGGTCAATATAATAGGCCATTCTTCTGACATCGTAAATTCCCGCAAAATGAACGAGAAAATCACCAGGACTCCATAAAGGCGCATTAGGAAGACCTTGAATGTAAGCATTAAAAATGCGACATTTATTTGTAATTTCTGTTTTTGCAAGATCGGAAGGATTCAACTCAAGAAGTTTAATAACCGCAGCATTCTCCCACCATGGATGATATAATAAATCTGTTTGCTCATATACACGTGACCAGAAATCACGTGACCAAGCCGTATTACGAATTAATATATTTCCATCATTAATATGGCCACATGAATCAATCGTCATCAACAAGTCTTTGTTTGATGCTAATAATGGTAGTACATGTGTTTCAATCTTAATATTCATATTAGTAATATACACATCAGCATCGCTTAAAAATATTAGTTCTCCTTCATCAGAATTTTTTAATACATCTAATAAGAATGGTATTTTTGACCATGGAATAGGTCTTGTTCTATCCCAAAATTTTTCATCTCCTAATACCCAATCATAACCATGTTGTGCACAATATTTCCGCTTGGATTCTAGCGCTTTCGATAAATCTTTACGGAAATCTTCACCAATAGCTAGAGTTAATACTTTCATTATTTAAAAATATTAACATTGTTTTAAATAGATGAATTATAACGAGTGTACTATACTGCGTAATGAAAAGAGAATTATACAACAAATATTATATGATACTATTGTATTAAAAAAGGAAGAAATAGATATAAAGGATAACTATAAAATATATATGCGTGGTCAAGAAACATTAAATAATATTAATAAAATAAAGGATCTTAATAATAAAATGTATTACAAAGGATGTTTTAATATTTACTAAATAATTTACAACAGGTTATTGGTTTTTCTAACATATATTTGCTACATGGTCCATTGTAACCATAAAGTTTATCCAAATGTTCTTCTATATCATCATATATAGATATTATATTTCTATGTTTGATTCTCATATGCATCTTTAAAGCCTTTCTTATATATACTACTTCATCAATATGAAGTGTTGCCTCTTTTCCTTGTAGTATTGCTTTATACATTATATTATTATAGTCTGTATCATATATAGGATTATCAACTATTTTTAGTATCTCAGAATGATCAAGTAAATGTACTATAAATTTTAATACTTTTTCAAGATGTACTTCAGGAAACCAGTCAAAAAATCTTAATTCAATACCATGATTTTTGAATTTATTAAAATTAATATCATATCCCATTTTATCACCTTTTTCATAATTGATTTGATTATATAATTTTGTATACCATGATGGTTCCATAGTTTTTCTATCTCCCTGTAATAGTTTGCCAGTTTTCATTAATACACTATCATATGTGCCTGCACCAATATATCTTGATGCTGCAACACGCTGAGAGCCTTTAGGATATCTTCTGTGATGTTCACTATTAAAAGATAGTATATCTCCAGAACCATATTTCGCAATAAAAAATGGTTCAAGTAATTGTATTATACGAATAGCTTTTGAATGTCTTTTATCAAACTCTTTTCTATTTACTATTTCACAATTCTCATCTAATTGTGTAGGTAATGTAAAATTAAAATGGTATGTACTATTATTAAAGATTGCTAAATTATTATAATTTGTTGTAAACCTAGCAAATCCATGATTTTTTTCTGGATATATAAGTCTTTCATTTTTACATACCGGTAAAGATAGATTATTTATGTTTTTCAAGAATATTTTTTTATAATATAATAATTCATCTATAACAGAACTTATATTTGTTTTGTAATAATTCTGTGTCATAAATTCAATAGTATCCCCATCAAAACAAAAACTTTTTTCATATTCTTCCTTAAAATATTGATCTTTTTCACACATATATTCAAATGTTGTTTTTCCAGAAAACTTTGTATTAGGAGTAGAAGCTTTATTATAATTTGTAATTGGTTGGCCAGATAAATCATTCTTTAATAATTCATGACTATTGATTAATAATGGTACATCATATGGTTTATTGAGTTTTAGCATACTATCAATACTTCTACTAAAACATTTTGCTCTATATGTTTTATAATAGTCAACACTATAACGCTCTCTTGCTTGATTCTTAAAGAAATTTTCATTTACAGGTTTTTGATTTTGTACTTCTAAATATGTTTCATTTTCTATACCAATTCCCCAATATATTTCATTCGGTTTAAAAGATGATAAATATTTTATATGTTTCTTATCTGAATTTTCCTTTTCCATCTAATGATAAATTTCTAAAAAATTGAAATAATTAAACGGCTAAATTTCGTATATGGTATGTCTTCTAAGTATGTTAAAAATGATAATGGCGATTTTGTCTGCCCGAATTGTGATGTAGTAAAGAAGAATCAAAATACCATGTATTACCATATGAAGAAGCATGAAGGTAAGCTTCCCTTTGAATGCGATATTTGTAAGAAGGATTTTGTCCAAAAATCGTCCTTAGAACTACATAAGCTATCAAAGCATAAAAATTTGAAAGAAGAAGTAAATGAATACAAATGTGTATTTGAAGATTGTAAGTTTACTTCTCTTACAAAGGCGAATCGGAGAATTCATTGTTTAAGAAAGCATTTTCATACAGAGGTAGATAGTATTTTGGGTGATAATTTGTCTTGTACAAATTGCAATGTAGTATTTCAATCATCTACTGCTTTTATATATCATGCCTCATCATGTATTCGGTTAACAGAACCAGCAAAGCAAAGCAAACTTGATGCAATCATTTAGCATTGTCGGAATCATCCTCTAAGTTCTGTAACATCATTATTAAATTATATAAATGATAACCTAATGCACCAAATCCTAAAATACCAAGCACCTCATATGCTGGTCGCTCTGTTTTTTTTCCTTTATAACCAATATATATCAATAATGGAGCTAATCCTACTACGTGATATATATTGACCCATAAACTAGGAGACTTTGCAATATACTTTATTATTGATTTATATGTGTGATATAAGAGTACAAATATTCCAACTACTAACAATGTAGTATATATCCATTCTGGGTTTGATGCACGATTATGGAATATATATAACAAAAATGGTACAACAACAATAATATGAAAAACAGCAATAATAAAATGGACGTTCATTAAATCCTATATGTATCAAATAATTTATTAGATTGTTCTAATGATCCTTCCATCCAAGCCTGTCTTAAACTGAATGATTCTCCAACCAGATATACTTCGCAATCAAAAGGTTTTAATGATGCCTTTGATTCTTCTACTGGATCGTAATCTCCAGGAAGCCAATAGGTTGCTCCATATTTCCAATGATGGCTTTTGAAGAATGTATACTCTGGAATATGGAGGGGTGCAAATAATTCTTTTAATAAATTTTGTATATGTTTACCAAGAGATTCTTCTCCGTACTTCTTTTTAATAGAATGAAAGTTCTGCGTATCTCTTGAATCCGTATAGGATACCATAGCAATACCTTGCGTATAATCAATAGGTAAAAAATATCGTATTGGACCTGATGTTACAACTCTAGGATACTGAGAGAACCATGGTGTATCATAAACAGCATATGTTCTTAGTAATGGTTCCATACGTAAATGATTGAGCGTTTTAAACTCCTTAAAAAATGGAATCTTTTTTAATGCTTCAGACTCCATTGCGCATATGATTTTATTCGCCGTGAATGTAACCATTTTAGAATCATTATTAAATTTAACAGATAATGGTGTATCTTTTTGAATATCAATACATTCATAATTATACAATATTTTTCCACCCTTTGATATATAATCTTTTACCATAGAATCAATTAATTTTGATAATCCATCTTTGGATACACTATATCCTTCATGTGTTCCCATTTCACCATGTTTATCAAATATATCTAATGCCAAATCTGCTCTTAATACTTCAACTTCTGCTCTGTAAGCAAACCGATCTAAATAATCTTCTGCTGCTTTTGTTCCATGAATTTCTATTAATAATTTTTTTAATGTAGAATTTGATAGAGTTTTCTTTGGTAGACTTTTCAATGGTGCTATAAGCGCTTGTATATTCGGTTCAAATAGATTTGGTTCAATACAATTATCTTTATAAATTATATCTTTTCCAATAGGTACAAGTGTATGGTTGTATTTCTTTGCTAATCTTAAGAAATTTTTATGTTCTTTTGATATTCGTCCAGCACCTGCTTCCCAACTATATGAATCTTTATGAAATGTTGATACACGACCACCAGCCATTTCATATTTTTCACATATCACTATATCTATGTTCCTATTGCGTTTTAGTAATTCTAAACCACAATATAAACCACTTATTCCTGCTCCAATTATAATATAATCATACATATTCCCTATTTAATTCAGCACAATATTTTCTAACCATTGTAGAATTTCATTTGTTAGAGAAGATGATTTTACTTCTACAATTTTTTTCTTATAGATTACCATAAATGATGGAATTGTTTTAATACCACAATATCCAGCCGTATAATCATTTCTATCAATATCACATTTTAACCAGTTTACTAAAAATTTGTTTTCAAGCATTTGCATATCAATCTTTTTACAAGGACCACACCATTCTGCAGTAAACCAGATTATAGTTATATCTGGTAATACCAGTGCTGAATCTCGTTTACCAATTAATTCTTCAAATTGTTCTTGTGTTTCCAGATATTTCATCTTTCTTAGTAGGTTTATTGTATTTTCTTAAAGTATAAATTGTAAGACCAGATATTGGTATAAGAAGTAATATTAACATGAAATAAATATGTGTAAATGATTCTTTAGAACCACCATTTTGTACCTTTTTTGCTATTTCTTTTAATTCATTTAAATCATTATATATTTCTCCTCCTCCAAACATTTTACCAAATGTTGAAGCTAAGCTAGAACTTGATAAAGCTTTTAATACTGAAGAGGATGGAGCAACTCCTAGAGCAGGATTTCTCACACCTGCTTGATTAAATAGTGTGGAAAGTGCACCACTTTGTGATGTAGGGGTTATAGTGTTTATAATGTTTGATGTTTTATTTGTTAAAAAACTAAAGGCAGTATAACATGCTAATGCAAGTGCAGCATAGAATGTGAATTTACTAAAATATCTTATTAATGTTGGAACTAGTTTATTTGAAGCAGATAAAAATAACGAACTTATATAATATAATCCAGCAAACAAACAAACAAATATAATATAAATCCATAATTGTGTATTTTTTGACATTATATTCATTGGCTCATCATCAATCTTTCCTTTTCCAATTTCTCCAAAATCAAAAAAAGGATATTGCAAACCTTTATCTCTTATATTTTGAGCATTATATACTTGTACAACATCAAAGGCATACCATGAACCAAGTGTTAGAAGATTTACTGCTAATTTCATTAATCCTGTGAAATTAGACCCAATTGCAAAATGATCCATACCTAACAAGCCTGTAATAGGAAAAGCAGCTAAATATTTGTATAACCATAAAGGAAATGGTGGTATCAATGTATTTGTCGTAGCTGCTGTTAGAGCTAGCGGTTTTGGAAGTAGCATTGCTGGATTTAGAAAACACATGACCTATTTTTAATAGGACTTTTAAATCGTAAATAATAATCCTCCAAATCCATTAATAATTCGCAAGACATTATGATTTGTTGCGTATACACGTGTAATAGTATTACCTCGTGGTGGTATTGTGCCGGATACAGAATCAGGGGCAATATTCATTTGTAAAACAAAATTATCAATACGACTTGCGTTTAGTGATCCAGATGGCTGTAGCTCCTCTGGACGTAAAGCAAAGCAATAATTGTAAATAAATAAATTATTAGGGACTACAGTATGATGATAATAGGGTTGTACTAGACGGAAATATCCAGCATCACGACGTTCAAATCGGTCATACCCATCCAATTGTAAAATTGCATCAACCATCAAATCTTTTCGTGCTCCAGATTCCATAATGCTTGTTGAACTATAATTAAAATATTCATGATATGTTGTCATAACTGAACGTTGTACGTACCAAAGTAATTCTCGAATCGGATGATTAAATTCAAGGCGAACCGTAGAAGATGTGGCACCAACTGGAATAGATATTGGTGAGGTATATTGTACTTGTTCAATCAAGTATTCGTGAGTATTACTTACAAAACGTCTTCGTTCTTCTACATCTAAATAGACATAATCACCAAATAGACGTAAATCTGTAATTTTTACGGGATTTACTGATAATGTATTACATTGAGTAACCATGGTTTGTGAAAAAAACAATTCTTGCAATGGTCTTAATTTAAGATTAATACGGATGGGATGGTATTGAAGAGCAAGTAACGGCAAGTACTGGCCAGGATTTTTACAAAACCAAAATCTTAAAGGGATATAGAGTTTTAAAGGACCAAAATTTTGCGGCTGAATATAATCATCGACTTTACCAATCATATCATTAAATCCTTGACGTTGTGTGGCTGATGTTGTCATATTTGACCATAACTCCATCCATTCACCAGTCTGTATGTCGATTTGTTGCTCACCAATCTCTAAACTGATTTCATCAATTAATGCATGTCCAACCGAGTTTACATACGATACGGGCGTCCCGTCTGTTAAGGTCAACGCTGGTAATGTAACTTCCAAGACAAGTGGCCCCAATAAGTCTCCTCGTCGCGGTACTAGACATGACAAACGTTTTCCAAAGTCTGGATCACCATCAAAAAACATTGCCTGAGATTCAATTGCAAAATTCGTATAACGTCGGTATACCATTTTAAACCATGTAATTTGAGGGTTTCCGGTCAGAAATATATCTTGTTTTCCTGATGCAACTAATTGTAATAATCCTCCATTTCCTGTCATGGGTTCGCTACTTATTAGGAGTATTGATTCTTTTTCTTAAATAGCAAATATGGACCCCACAATATATCGGAGTCTGTTGGCGATTGATCCAAATACAAATTTACCAATAAATAAAAATTATATATTGTCTACTGATGGATTTGGTGAGTTAAGTTGGCAAGATGTACTATATAATATTAGTTCGCAAAGTGATATACTCGGTTATTTGCCATCGACTATCTATACACTAAACACTATTATGTCTAATATATCTACCGGTGTATTGCCGGGATCATTAAGTACTTTTAATTTGACAAGCACTGTAACTGGTTTAGGTACAATTGGATATATTAGTTCAGCAACATTTAATAGCACTATTGATGGTTTAGGTACATTGGGCTACATTAGTTCTCAATTATTAGGAAGCACTATTGATGGTTTAGGTACATATGGATATCTAAGCAGTTTAAATCTAATAAGCACAATTGATGGTTTAGGAAATTATGGTTATGTAAGCAGTCCTAGCCTAATAAGCACGATTAATGGATTAGGGCGTTATGGGTATGTTAGTTCATTATCATTAAACAGCACTATTACCGGTTTAGGACGTTATGGATATGTGAGTTCATTATCTTTAATCAGTAGCATAAATGGATTGGGCTCCATAAATTATGTATCAAGTGCCTCATTATTTTCATCAATGCAGTACATGTTATCAAGCCTTGTAAGTTCATCCACTGATTTATATGTTAATAAACAAAACATTTATTTGAATAATGCTGGTGCATTAGTAATAGGAGGAAATAATATTAATGTAACGATTAGCAGTATTAGTAGTTTTTACTTTTATAATACCTTTTATAATTCTTCCATAAAATACAAAGGGGCTAATAATTTCCAAGTAGCCTATAATCCTACAACAACATATGATTTCTATATATCATCCTTAAATACTCAACTTGATACATTTTCAAGCTGTATCAATCATAACACAAACATCAGTTTAGAAGTGTATCCCAATATTATTTTTCCAAGAATTAATACAAATTCAAATCCTCAAATATATCATGTATCTTCATTTCTTAGTTATAATAACTCATCTATAAATGTGCTACATCAAACAAAATTTTTAGCAATGAATAATTCATCATCTAATTTATTTCAATTACCTCTACGATTAAATATTCCAGGATACAATATTGTAGATTATAAATATCCTTACTTACTAAAACATCGCTTTATCAACGTTTTAGCGTCAAATACAAATGTTGGTTTCGCAAGTAGTAATGTAAGTCTATATTTTGATTCAACTTCTTCGTATTACTTATCTATCCAAAATATAGCACCATAAAAAAGAGAATGGCATCATCAAGGAAAACACAATTTTTTGATCTATTACAATTAAATGCACTAAAATTTTATAATTCCAATAATGCACCTATGCCTTCATCCACTATATTAACTGCACGAGGAAATGGTGAAACCTATTTTACATCTATCAGTTCTATAATGGGGTATACATTTCAAAATATTTTTGTACCCGGCCAACAGATACTATCTAGTCCTAATACTGCTACACTTACGATTAGTTCATTATCATCCGATTTAATACTATCAACAAATAATATTAATACAATATTATTTATTAGTGCTACATCAGTAATAGGTACACTTACTAGCACATTAAACTCAGTACAAGCAAGCACTATGTATAATACTCTCAATTATATAAATATGGTTTCATCCATCCCATATATTGGAAATGTAGGGTTAAACAATGTATCTACACTTGCAACAAATAGTAATTTAGTTGCAAATGGTTCTGCATTATTTAGTACTTTGCAAATGAATTTATCATCATTCTCACGTTACATAAATCCAAATGGTAATACAAAATTATTTATAGATTACTACCCTAATATTTTATTGGCACCAGTTATGTTACCTTCATCCATTTCTAGCACAACATTATATCCTGAAGGAAATGACTCGCTATTCACATTGATAACACTTTCTAGTCATTTTATCTATTCAGGTTCTAATGGTCTTGATATACCTATCTTAAAATCTGGTGCAGAACAATATTTGCCCGTTATTTCATCGTATCCCTATGGTATTTCATCAATCAGATATGCACGCCAATCATCAAACATATATGTACAACCATTTAAGATGGAGTTTGATACAGCACTAATACGATCAAATGTTGCTGTTGTTCATTATTTATCAAATAGTATTGGAACTCTAAATTCTATCCCAATAAGTAATGGCTTTGATGTGCGTAGAAGCGGTTTAGATTCACCTCTTATTAATATTAATAATAAATTAAATGATAAATCTTCTGTATTTCTTACTATTACGAATGGTTAATATTAATTCCTTCTCTTGAAGCCAATTCAATAGCAAATGGTTGAAGAATACCTTTAATAACTGCAGTGGGCCTATAAGGCCATGGACTCATATATACTGCATTTGAAAACTTATGTTTTCTTATATATCCTAT